GATGCGTTCATGCAGAAATTATACGCAAAATACCTCGTATAAAATGGACAGTGTTCGGTTTCGTCGAATTGAATGATACCAAATTTACTGTTATTATAGTTTTGAACGATGTGGAAGTATAACGGTGACATATTCTCAAGAAGTGGTGTTCCATTGATTTGAATATCAGCGGTCGTAAAGGAAAAACGATCCGCTTCGACTTCCGCCGATCTCGTGACGTATCCAAAAAAGAGGGACTTAACGGGGTGATTGAATTGTGAAATATCGATATCATTATAACCACCACCATTCGTATTATCACGATTATCGTTAGTCTGTGCCGTGGTGTATGTAGCGAGTTTCGTATTTACAACGATTTGTTGGGCATCGACCGCGGGTTGATTGACGGGATTTGCCGATTGTAAAGACAATAGTAAAGTATTCGCTTCGTTGTATTCGTTTTCTGCGACTTTGAGAATATCTTTATAATATTCAGTGTCATCACAAACGATTTGTCTCTTTATATTTTGCACCTGCGTGACGATGAGGTCCATGCGCTTTTCAGTGAATCGTTTACGTTCATCCGTATCTAAAAATATGTAATTTCCATAGCACTTTACACCAGCTACATTCGTCGCTTTAAAGTTTATTCGTATCTCAACTTGATGAAATTGAAGAGCTAATAAAGGGAGAAATGAATTATTATCACAAAAGAAGAAGTGTAACGGGAGAAAATTGGGGTTCGTCGTCGAACACTTGTTATTAATCTCTTGAGACTTCGTGTACGTATCGGCCAAATAGTTTTGCCATATATCGGAAATATAGTCGTATCCATACGAGTCAACCTTTTGTCCACCAATGTATAGATCGATCGTTGATTCAAAAAAATTATTAAGAAGATCCGTGCCTTCAAACCACACCGAATTGATAATGTCTCCGTAGACTGGGATGACGATGGAGTTATCCGTGCTCGTGACCTCCTTTATAAATTTTGGCGCTTGTGAAAAATTCGTATGTCTCGAATATTTCAGATTAAAGAACGACATACCGTCCGATGTCGTCAAATAAACATCTTGGGCACCCTTGGACACCAACTGAACTAATGCTCCAGACATTTAATTTATGTATAGATTATAAAAACAGACACTTTCCCTGAGGGAATTCCGAAGGCTCTTCTTTGGTCGCGTGTCTGGGAATGTTGAACCCTCCTTGACGATAGACTTTCATACGTTTGTAATACATGGCTGTCATGATGGACCATTTATCATGAATATCATAGATGTGTGGATTGTTCTTTTTACCTTTCGTTTCTCGCATGATTCGGCCGATAGACTGGACGATATCGGATTTCGGTGTCGCTAATATTACGGTGTCGAGGGTTGGGATATCCAGACCTTCATGCGCCTGACTAAAAGTCGCAAAGATGATCTTCTTTTTTGAAGACGCCTGGAGATCCACTTCTTTCATGCCACCCATATACAACCCCGATGTCTTGGGAAAACACTGGTGAAGAAATTCACAATGCCAACGACGTTCGCTGAGCACGAGAAGTTGTCTCGTACCAGCGGATGCCTTTTTAATGAGATTTACGAGCATAATGTTTCGCTGTCGATCTTCGACGACCATCGTCACCATGTTTGGAAGTGACAACTTTCCAAATCGAGTACACGGTGGTGGATTTTTATAATTTTCACACTCACACTCTATGGGAAATACATCGACTTGATCTTGATTCTTTCGTTCAACCGCGAAGAACGTCGGACCCATGAACCAGTGAAGAACTTTCGTGAGACCGTCTTTTCGTTCCGGTGTCGCCGAAAGACCGTATATGTGCTTCGGACACAGTTTAAATAAACTCTGACTAAATACCTTAGCACAAATGTGATGCGCCTCATCCACGATGAGTGTTCCTATAGATTCAAAATCACTATAAGAATATTCCTTGAGTGCGAGCGACTGAAGCATGGCTATGACGAAATCACACTCGACATCCTTCTTATCCTGTTGCACGACGCCTATGGTCGCACCCGGACAAAATTGCTGAATACGCTCTTTCCATTGATCGGCTAAAAACTGTTTATGTACGATAATCATGGTTCGATATCCCAATTTACATGCTATCGCCAGGGATACGGTGGTCTTGCCATACCCGCATGGGAGTGAGAGAACTCCGTGACCTGCCTTAAGAGCAGCGGCAAGAGCTTCGTTTTGATGGGTTGTATCTCTGAGTGTACCCATGAATCGAGCGTTTGATTTTGTGGGTTCTGGACGTTTATCTCGTTGGGGAGATCCGAGTAGGTCAGTTCCAAAGTATCTTGGAACGCAGATTCCATTCTTAGCTGGTTTAAATACCTTAAAAGGTGGTGGAGGATACCCGAAGTCATTATTAACTATAGGTCTTACCGTGAGTTCTTTTTTTATTTGTGATAAATCACACCCACTCACGAGGTATCCAGTCCTCGTCAAAGAGGTTTCCATTATATAGATTTAAAGACTTGAAACTTTATATCGATATAATGCCTACTCTTAACGTCGATGAAAACATTCAAAAGATCACCGAAGCCATCAATGGAATGACGCAAGAAATCTTCCGTCTCGAAGGTTCGCTCCGTGTGTTCCGTGGCTTCAAGGAAGCTGGTCTCGAAAACGTCGAAGTGCCGCTTCGTTCGGAAACGCCTGAAGAGGGCGAAATCGAAGCCGAAGCCGAAGCCACCGATGATGAAGAAGTTAAGGAGGTGACTGAATAGATTTCAATTTCCACGAGTATCCACTGTAATCACCAGCATTCCACACACCCATAAATTCAACATCCACGGTGACATCATCATTCCTTACGAGAGATTGCACGGGGTTTCCTTTAACCTCGCACATGACCCTCCTGTAACGAAATGGTACTTTGACTGTCAGTATTCGTCCATCGAGCGGATCGTCGACGCGCGCGTTCTTTAAGAAGTGACTCTTGGATGTATGCATGCGTCGGATTATTTGCGATATCGAATCGGGTACGACGATACGTATATATTTTTTGTCATTATGTTCGTACATGGGTTCATGCACGGAGGCGTCGAATAACATATATTATTAATAACAATATAGCTATAAGTCTCGTTATGGTGAGTGGCCAGAGAGGTTTGCGTGCATCGAACGTCTCGTGACAAAAACGCCTACCAACTTCGACGGCGGCTTCCATGCTCGAGTACGGTGTACTTCTCGGAGACATCATGCCACACAAAGCGACTCGTGTACAGTGACCGAAAAATGGTACCTGACCGTGTACACTCAAAACACCCGAAGATTGACTAAAGGTCCATCGCTGACCCGTCCACGTCGAACCCCATCCTATACGCGCGTTCTTTGGGTTTGGAATTTTAAGCTGTCGAATGACTTCGCGTATGAGTGTTTTAGGATCTGTTTTTAGGATTTCATCCGTGAGGTCACATATGACGCACGAGACGGTGGTTTTATTAGAAAGTACGACGGGTTGTAAATTCCACGGAGTTTCGACCGCTATTTTCAAATCATCTTCTAATGTGATCGGTCGTGGATAATCGAGAAGAACGTTGATGCACCCGTACGTACTCTCACTTATTTGTTTCTTCGCATCGGGTCCCCAATTCTCTTTGACGAGTTTGATCGCGGGTGTGTTATCGATACACATGACGAGCATACCATCGGATAATTCGGTTCCATCTTTAAACTTTGCAAAATATTCATTTTGAAGATAGTCGACATCTTCGAGTTCTTTATTAAATACAAACTTTACACCCTTTTTAATGAGTGCCTTTTGCATGGCATAACACATGGCGCGTCCCGATACGCGTTGTGTGTACATCGTGGAGAGACCTGCGTGATCAAAACTTTTAACAAACTCATACGCCGTCATGACATTCCACGGAACGCCATCGATTTGAAATGTGAGTCGTTGAATGATTCGTTTACCCGCGTCACTCATCGAATCCCCGAGAGCTTCTTTGAGTGACATTTTAGAATATCTCCACGGAAGTGCGAGAACTTTGAGCGCGAGTGAACCCAGCGCGAGATAATCCGTGAATGACATGTGTTTCATGATGTATCCATAATTGTATTCAACCGGTTCGAAAACATCGTGCCAACGAATATTCATTTCATCGAAAAGATTTCGTGTATTAATAAACGCCCTGTCAAAGACGATGCGGTGTGCATGTAAATCGCGATATTCTGAAGATGGTTCCCACCATGAACCACCCGCACTCAACTTTTTATCGTAAATTGTCACATCGCACGGTCGTGTGCTGAGAAGTTCCCATGCAACAGACATGCCCGTGGGGCCTGCACCGATGATATGAACTTTCATTCTACTATATACTTACAAAATTAAACAAATCCAGTTTTCTTACGCTCTTCCGGGGTTTTCAACAAATATATAAACGATAAGAAAATCAATACAGACGCGAGCGCGTATTCGACGTCAGACGTCGCAGTCAAGGCGATGAGCATCAACGAAAAGAATCGGAAAGTTTTATTCTCAAACATGTCTTTGAGACGTGAGGGAATTTGCATGGCGGTCGCCGAGAAGAGACCCTGGTACAGAATAATCAGAGAAAAGACAATGGGTATCTTGAGCATTTTTTCAATCGGCTTCGATACCGGAGATAGAACATTCGACAACTGTGACATTTAAAATAACCT